ACAACGACCTGTTCTCTCGTGGTGCTTTCCAGATTGATGCGATTGGTGGAACGACCGCAAACTCGTCTCTCAATGCTCCTCCCGCCACTCTCCCGACACCCCTTGTTAATGGTGTGGCTCAGGACATCTACATTCAATTCACGGTTACTGAGCCTCTGCTCCTGTCGCCCTTCATCTTTGCTGACCCCAAGAGCAATAACCAGGGTTTCTACGGAGTCCAGAACATGAACTTTGTGTTTAACATCGGTGATGCGACTCGTGTGTTCCGCACGGCTCTCACCAATACGGGTGCGGGAACAAGTCCCTTCGGCAACACCTTCATCACCTCGGCTTCCGTCGTGTCCTTCTCTGGTTCGCAACTCATCTTCAACTTCCTCACGCCTCACCCAAGTGATTTGATGCCTGCCCGCAACGCAGTGCCTTACTACGAACTCCCAAGATTCATAACATCACCAGGCATTCAGGTTGCCTCCTCTTACAACCCAGCGGTTACTGCTTCCAATGTTGCTCTTCAGGTCTCGCCCGTCACTCTTAACACTTCGTCCCTCCAGTTAAATCAAGTGCCGGACCGTCTTATCATTCAGGTTCGCACTCCCCTTAACCAGACGGCTTGGGGTCAGCCTGATGCGTTTCTTTGTATCCAGGGCATTTCCATCAACTTCAATAACCAGTCGGGTATTCTGGCTTCTGCTACTCAGCAAGACCTCTATCGCTATTCCGTGGAGAACGGCAGTAATCAGTCATGGAATGAGTTTAGTGGTTTCGCAACTGTTCCCGACAACGCCTCTGGTTGCGGTCGCCGTCTCGCTGGTTCGGGTTCTCTCCTGGTGCTGGAGTTTGGTAAGGATATTCAACTAACAGAGGACTATTATTCTGCCGGCAGTTTAGGCAATTTTAACCTCCAAATCGCTATTCGGTGCTACAACCAGTTTTCTTACGCTATTGTTCCAGAGATTGTCCTCATCACCATGAATAGCGGTCTATTTGTGAATGAGCGTGGAACTTCCAGCACTTACACTGGTATTCTCACCAAGGCTGATGTCCTTTCCGCCTCCGCCCAAGAGCCTTACTTCCAGTCCAGCGTCAAGCGTATGGTCGGCGGTGGCTTCCTTGATTCCATCAAGTCAGTGGCGGGTCGTGTCCTTCCTCATCTGTTGAAGCACGGCAAGGCTGAACTCGCCAAGTCAGACCACCCCATGGCGAAGATGGCGAACCAGGCTCTCGGTGCGATGGGCTACGGTTCAAGCGGTGGCGGTCCAAGCGGTGGCGGTCCAAGTGGCGGTCGCATGAAGTTGGCGGACCGACTGATGGCGAAATAAATGGACGATTGGAACATATGGAGGATTAATTCTGGGTTGGCTGGAAACGGTGATGCCCTCCGATGAGTTATGTTTTGGCTGGAAAGTGTCAATAATGTTCCATATCCTCCATTCCTCCATTCCCCGACAAATAACCTACGGATTAAATTAGTATTTTTTTATTATTGCCCTATAATAAAAAGATGTCCCAACTTGAAGTCGCATCAAACGAAATCTACGCCCAAGACTTTACCCTTGTCGCTGGAGAAGTAGCCCCCATCGCCGTCGCCAACTGGGACGGCTCGTGTAGGTTGCTTTCCATTGTCCGCAAGTCCCTGGGAGCAGTCCCTGGTGTAGTCGGTGTTCCTCACGCTTCCGTCATCAGTCCTTCCGCCGTCGGTGCGGGTTCGGTCTGGTTGCTCGGTGTCTATTCCAGCGTTGCGACAGATGTATCAGTCTATACGGTGTATTGGACTCGCCAGTATCAGGCTTCCCCCAACTACCTCCAGACTGGTGCGACGATTGGGGTTCAGTTCGCTCCATAAAGTGGAAAAGAATGAATTATTTTTATTATTGTCCTATAATAAAAAGAATGTCTCAATTGGAAGTCTATTCTAACAAAATTTACGAACAGTCGTTTGTCCTCGTCGCAGGTGTGGGTGCGGTCGTCAATCCCGCCGAGTTCAGTGCTTCGTCCCGACTCCTCTCTATTGTCCGAACCGTCGTAGGAGGCACACCAGGCACTCCTCATTGCCGTGTGGTTCGTCCTACCGCTTCCCCAGGCTCTTCCGTCTGGGGTCTCGGCATCTTCTCCTCCGATGTTGCTGACACTTCCACCTATGTTGTCTATTGGACGCAACAGTATCAGGCTTCTCCGAACTACCTTCAAGCAGGTGCGACGATTGGAGTCCAGTTTGAGCCATAATTCCGATATATCAAATAATTATTATTTTTTATTATTGCTATATAATAAAAAGATGCCTTACGACAATCCGTATAACCGAGCAATCGCAGACAAGTTGAACGACATTGATGAACGATACGCTCATCTCTATGCTTACAGTCCAGTAGATGGACGAGGTGGCTATGCTGGTGCTGGTTCTTCTGCTGGTGTGCTATTTCAAATGGGTAATGCGTCTAAGAGAGAAGCAGAAGACAACATCGTTAATGACGATTTAGATTTGCCTCCCGTCTATTACTACGGCAATGACGCTGAGGGCGACATGAGTGGTGGTAATGGCTTTGCGGAAGGTTCATTCCGTGACAGAGGCGACGGTCACCAGATGGGTGTGGAGTCCGCCACGGGTTTCTTTGATAAGAGTGGCGGTCAGGGCTACTCGGGTGGTATGAGTATGATGGGTGGAGCAGTCGGCACGGTCAATCCTCACACGGGCGGTCAGGGTTATTCAGGTGGAAACCTCTTTGGCGATTTGATTGACGGCTTCTCGGATTTGGGTTCAGACATCGGTAAAGCAGTAGAGTATGTCAATCCCTTTGGCTCAGGGAAGCCAGAACACAACAAGATGAAGGCTCGTCTCCTTGGTCGTATGCTGGGTCAAGTGTTGAAGGAACATGAGAAGATGAAAGGTTCGGGTGATATGAGCGGTGGTTCGTGGTGGGACTCTCTGAAAGAGGGTGTTTCCGATGTCGTCGGTCTTGTTCCCCACCTCTTGCTTCACGGTCTTGGTAAGAAAGCGGGTCGTCCTAAAAAGATGAAGGGTGGTGCGATTCTCGGCAACCCAGACCCTTACCCCGTCCAGGGCAATTCCGAGCGTATCGCAGGACGGGGTCGTGGTCGTCCGAAGAAGACAGAACTTCTCTCGTCAAACGGCGACCTTCTTGCTATGCCCGCCCCCGTCGCCCTTGCGAACGGCGTTCCGCCCAAAGCACAGTTGCGGGGTTCATACGGCGGAGCAAAACCTCGCTCCAAAGCAGAGAAGTCGGTGATGGACGCAGTCAGCAAGAAGTTGGGGAAGGGTAAGATTACAAAGGCAGAGAAGGACGCTCTGAAGTCCGTGGTGGAGAAGCATGGCGGTATGAACCTCCCTGGTATGACAGACAAGACGGGCGGTAAGAACCTTTCGGGTATGACGGATAAGACGGCTGGTATTGTGGCGAAGATGGGTTCGGGCGATGGTCGCAAGGCTCGTGCCGAGATTGTCAAGAAGGTGATGCGTGAGCGTGGTGTGAAGATGATTGAAGCATCAAAGATTGTCAAAGCCGAGGGTCTCTATAAGAAGTAAGACATGGAATGAATATTATTTTTTTATTATTGCTATATAATAAAATGACTGACACATTACGAGCCAAGCAAAACATGGAGATTCTTGATGTCTTCAAGGACATTCACAGTCAGGTGGTGGGTCGTCAAAACCGTCAGATTCAAGCCTTTCCCGAGACGCTTTTACCCAAGACCCAGCGTGATTTGGGGGCAGAAGTGAATACCGACAAAGCGGTGGAGCGTATTAACCAGGTGTTGGAGACGAAACTGGGTTCGTTGGAGTATCTTGTGGGTGAGTTCGCATCAGGTCCAGGGATTGACCCCATGTTTATGGTGAAGAAAGATGCGAGACTCCCTGGAAAACAAGCCGAAGACATCGTTACGAACACGGGCGATATTGTTCCTCTGTGGAACGGGATTGTCCGCCTTTACAAAGAGCCAGGTCTGAGCCGTGAATCCCAGAACATTATCAAGGTGAAAGTCCAGGAACTCACGCCCAACCTGGAAGCCATGGTGTATGGTATGAACTCAGCAATGGACTATGTCTTTCGTCAGCGTGTAATGAACGCCTCTTTGATGTTGATGATTATGGAGTTTCTACGCACTCTCTCCGTCTATGTCGTCATCAAACAACAGGTAGATTCGGGTCTGCTGGAACTTCTCTCTGTGGAAGCACTCCATCGGACTTACAAGAACCTTCTGGAAGAGCAGACCTCTGACCGTCAAGCCCTTATCAAGAAGTATGCCCCTCGTGGCGACATCACTTCTACCCCCATTCGCAACATTCCAGACTTTGATGTGTTTGGACGACAGGCTCGTCTGAAAGCAGTTGCGGAAGAACTGGGGATTCCCGTTCGTGCCTTTGCGAGTGCGAACATTGGCTCTATGACGGGACAGCAGTTCAATGAGTTCCTGGCGAAAATAACCAATGAGGCACAAGACTTCAAAGCAAGAGGATTTACTCGTCAAGAGGAAGCCATTCTCCAAGAGGCACAAGAGAAGATGGAACAGATTCAAGCGTATGAAATCTTTAACCGACAGTCAGATGAACGAGTCGCAGAGTATCAGGAACTCATTAGGCAATTGAAAGAGGAAGAACCTCTCTCACGGGAAGAAGCGGAGCGTCTGACAGAGGAAGTCCCAGAAGAACCAGTTATACCTGACTCACCCGACCGTGTAGAGTTCCCAACGGGCGAAGGTGGCGATGAGGCGTATGAAGAGGCGATGAGAGCCTATCGTGAGGCGATGATTCCAGTGGAGGTTGCTCTTTTGAGCCGTCAAACCGTCATAGAATATAATGAGGGTCTTCTTGCTCGTGTGGAACAAACTGTAGCACGAAACAAAACGATATTTGACCGACAACGGCGTATTTCTGCGAATAGAACGAATAAAGCAAAACGAACTGCCTTGATTGAAGAAATACGAGGCACACTGGCTAATCTTCAATTGAGAGCCAAGCGAATCAGAGACAGCCTTGGTCGTTCTGTGAAGTCCATTGTTGATTCTTATACAGGAAAGGTGAGTGCGAAGGCAATGAGAGACGAAAATCTGGCTCAGTCCATAGAGTTTCAACGAGCGGAAGCACTACGCAGAGGCATTACTGTTCCGCCTCGCATGGCTAAACCTGGTGTTGCTCCTCGTGTCGTTGAAGACCCCGCTCCTCCTGAGGCAGATGGGGACGACGAGAAGTTTCCAGAAGAATCCCGTCCCAGTGGTGAAGGCAGGAAGGCGGAAACTCGTGGTCTTGCCTCCCTTCGCAAGAACTACGGGTTTGAGTCCATGAGCGACACCGACTCCGACGAGTCAGAATCTGATGATGACCGTCCCTTTGACTTTGATGATGCTGGTAATGATATGTATTACTCCAAACCAATGAGACGATAATAATATTGCGTAGTAATAAATGGAAGTGTTGGAATCCAAACCAGCGGGTTCATACAAAGACGAATTAAAACGCCTGATTAAACTTCTCACCTACAAACAGAACAAGTTAGAGTTGAAGGGTAGTGCGTCGCTGACCTCGCAGAAATACTTTTCCGACTACGACTTGTTCTCGGTGGTGGAACGCCCTGATAAAGATGAACTCTACGACTTCTTCGTCAAGTTACTGGCGAAGATAGAAGAAACAGACGACTTATGGTTTATAGAACTCAAATTACAAACAAAACAAGGAAAGAAGGTTCGTGTGTATCCCAAGTGCGAGTTGAAGAAAGCCGACTGGGACAAAGTGTGGAAGTCGCTGGACTTCATCAAGATAGACCTCATTGCCCGAATAGACGGATTCTTTACGGAAGTATCGTGTATTTACAGCATCTCAGAGACCCTTCCTACTCAAAAGGACTATATGGAGTCTCTCCAACAGGACATCAAGGATTTAACGAAAGAAAAGAAATGGTATAAGATTCTCAAACGAAATTTCAATATCGCTAAGGCAGAGGACAATAAGTCCGAATTAGTGCGGTTAAGTAAGATATTCAATAGCGAATTAGGAAAGGAATACCAACTCATCAGTCGGTTAGAGGCACTGGATACTGTCTTGGAACACTATCAAGAACCCGAACTCATTAAAAAAGCAATCATCTCACTCAAAGACTTACATCTCCCTGCCGACATAGACAAGGTAGAGGACTGGGTCGCATCAAAAAGCAAAGCACTCAACGCAGAAGCCAAGAAACTTATTCCTTCTCATCACCCTCATCAATCACCTTCATCTTAGGAGTCTCCACGGGGACTTCTGGTTCAAGGAACTCGTCCAATGATGGGTCGTCCTTTACAAGGAAGGTAATAGTCGGAGTCAGTTCTACCAGACGGAACTTCTGTTCGTCGTCATGGTCTTCTACTTTCGCAACTAAAAAGAGGTTTTCTTCAACGATTCCCTTATATTCAATCTCCGCCTCTTCACAGAAGGTCTTTACCAAGTCCATCGTCCAAGGAGGACGGTCGTTCTCAGAACGCTTCTCAAACAGGATATAGTTCGCCATCTTATTTATTATTACGAATATAATAAATAATTTGTTTTTACGCCTTTTAATCTAATTGTCGGAGTGGAGAGTCATAGGCGGTGTCTCCGCAGGGAATTGTTGGATTGCTTTCTGCGTGTAACGCTCCTTAGAACGGTTCAAGAGAACCTCCTTGTGCTGTGCGTAGTATTGCTTGTGGTAGTTGCGTCGGTAATCCACCGTATAGGACATAGGCAACTCCTCTACGCCCTTCTTCGCCTCACGGTTCTTCAAGTAGCGTTCGTGGGCTTTCTCCTTACGACGCTGTTCCTTCTCTTCTTCGGTGAGTTTGGGCTTGATGAGTCCATGCTTCTCACGATACTTCAACTGGGCTTGACGCAGTTGCTCTTGGCGACGCTTCACCTTCTCTTCATGGGACAAACCCGTCATATACTTCTTAGGCGTGGAAGACATTCTTTATTAGTATAGATGTTAATATTTAAATTAAATAAACGCTGTAATCAATTTTATATGTTTTTGAGGTCGGGTGGTTTTTTAATTTAATGCCGGGGAGTTCGTGGGGAATCAGAAGTTTCTTTAAGCCCCCTGGAGGATTGGAGGGTATGGAGGATTAATCGTTGGTTGGCTGGAAACGGAGATGCCCTCTGACCGAGTTCAATCTGGCTGGAAAGTATAGAAAACCCTCCACATGTTCCAATCCTCCATTCCTCCATTGTCAGACCTTTTCAATCAAAAAAAGAAGAGGAGACGGCTGGGAAATTCTTTAAGCCCCCTTTGAAACCCCATGAATCTGATGAGAGCCCCGGCATTCTTGAATAAC